GCCGTGTGCAGGCTGAAGTACAGATTGCCAGCCACTGCGGAGCCCGGCAAGCCGGTGGCATCGCCGACGCCGGCGAAGGTGGTGTTCTTGAACACCAGTTCGAGCAGGGCGGTTTCGAAGACGTTGGACTTGGACATGGTGGCTCCAGGGTTAGCGAGAAGTGATCTTCAGGTTGATGGTGCGGTCGTCAATGCGCCCGCCGTTCGTCGTGATGCGGCACGTGATGGTCTCGGTCTCGTCCAGGGTGCCGCCCAACACGAAGACCGTGGCGCTGGTCGTCGTACTGCTTTCCGAGACCTTGGTCAGCCCGCTCGACAGCACCCACGCGACCGACGCGATCGAGTCCGACACTTCGGTCAGCCACGGCTCCCAGTCGAACAGGTAGTCCAGCGTGGCGTTCGGGTCTTTCTTGTACGTCGCCATCAGATGCCCCCATACGCAACGGTGCCGACCGGGCGGTTCATCCGGTCCTGTTCGTTCTTCGCGTCGAAGCAGTACGCATCAAACTGCTGCTTGAACTCCGACGACTTCTTCTTGTCGTAGACCTCGCTGTCCTGCACGCCATAGCAGCGATGCTTGACCCACAGGAGCAGATGGCGATGATGCTGCTCGTCGATCTCGAACTCGCCCGTGCCGGTGGAGGTGATCGTCTCCGGCAGGCGGAAGGTCGACAGGTTGATCGTTGCGCTGGCGGTCGGCACGGGGTACAGGCGCAGCGTGCGCTTCTCCATGCCGGTGATGAGGGCTTTCGGGGTGCCGGTCGAGCCGTCGAAGCGGTAGCCATAGGTCGGCATGCGCTCGACGGCCATTACCAGCACCGGAGCGCCGGTCGTTGCGTCCCAGGCGCTGCGCACCTGAAGGATGGCGGGGTCGAGGTCGTACCAGACCTTCGCGGCAGAGACGGTCAGCTTGAAGCTGCGTGAGTCTTCGATGCCGTGGGTCTGCCGGCAGAACTGCTTCTGCGCCTCGTCGATGTAGCCGAAGAGGTTCACGGACGACCACAGGTAGTCCGCTTCCTCATCGGAAACTTCGAAGCGCAGCAGAGCGAGCAGTTCCGCAGGCGTCATTTCACTTGCTCTCTTCGAGGCGCTTCAGGGTCCAGGCATTCCAGGCCGGATCGCGCACCTTGGCATCGACGGACCAGCCGAGTTCCTTCTTCAGCACGGCCAGGTGCGGCGCACCCTGGGCGGTGAAGTCTTCGCGGTTGCCACGCAGCGTCAGGGCGTCGAACACCTTGAACAGCGCGGCTTCGCGCTCTTCGGGCAGGACGGGTTCCTTCGGGCCGGTATCGACGGTCTCCGGCTCGTCGACCGGGTCGGCCGGCACGATGCCCTTGGCGATGAGTTCGGCGTGCATCTGGGGCGGGCAGAACGTCGGCTCCCCCTTGAGGAATTCGACGGAGCGACCGGACGTGGACGAGACGGTCTGGGTGCGCGGCGAGATGTAAAGCATGGTGCGGATTGAGGTTGAGGTTGATGGAAAGACGGGGCTTCGTGAGCCCCGTCTTGGTCAGTCACGCGGTCCTGGTGATCAGGCGATGACGTTCTCGGTGGCCTTGCCGTCGATGGTGTACATCAGACGGATGCGGACCTTGCCTGCGGTCGCGTTGGCGACGGTGTAGGCAAACGTGGCGCGCAGGTTGGCACCGGCTGCGTTGTGCTGCAGGGCAGACGTCAGCAGCAGGGCCGTGCGCGTGTTGGCCGCGGCCTTCAGGTCGGTCGAGCCCAGCACCGTGGTCAGCGCGCCAGCAATGCCCAGCGTCAGCGTGGCCGCGGTCGGGCCAACGTAAGCCGCCTCGTTGATCACCTCACCGCCGCACAGCACCGCGCCCGGGGGCAGCGGGATGCAGTCGAAGGTGACGGTGTTGGCCACCGGGCCGGTCAGACCGGATTCGTTCGGATCGACCGAGTTCGCGACAGTCGACCCGAAGGTCTTCTTGACGCCGTCGGCCGAGTCGATCACCCAGTCGTTCCAGCTGAACGTGAACTCCGCGATCAGCGGGGTCTGCACGGTACGGGCTGCGAGTTTCTTTGCCATGATGTTTCTCCTGTGTCAGTTCAGTTGGTCGACCGATCAGCTGGCGACGTAGCAGGAGATCACGCCGAAGTCCTCGACGGCATTGCTCTCGTAGATGTTGCCGAACTTGGGCTTCAGGAAGCCCATGATCTTGCCCACCTCGATGCCCTGCTGGTTGCCGTAGTCGAACTCCTTCTCGTTCCACTCCGGAGCGCCGATGTCGGCCATGCCCAGCGCCTGAGCGCCGCAGAACAGCACCTGGCAACCGTCGACCGTGCCGGAGCCGCCGTACTTCGAGCCCGAGGCCGCGCCGAACGTGTTCGGCACATGGCGGAACTCGTGCAGGTAGATGCCGTCGATCTTCACGGTCGAGCCGGTGAAGAGCTTGTCGTTGGCATCCTTGCTCTGGCTGTGGCGCAGGTTCAGGTTGTATGTGGCATCCTGCTTGAGCTTCGCCATCGCCTGCGGCGTCAGGAAGGCGTGGTAGGTTTCCTCGCCGCCCGAATTGCCCACGCCGCGGATGTAGCGATCCTTGGCGTACGCCTTGAGCTGCACGAACATCTCCCACATCGGGGTGTCGGCCGTCGCAACGGAGACCGAGGTGTTCGAACCGCTCACGCTGGTCTTCAGCACCTTGTTCGTGCCGTCCCAGCGCGTCATGCGGCGGGTGGACGGGGCGGAAATGTCGGCGGCGAACTCCAGATACGGGAGATCGGAGCCGATGCGAGCCGCGCCGTTGGGCTTGAAGGCGTAGCTGATGCCGGCCAGGGTCAGGAAGGCCATCTGATCCATGCGGTCGGCCAGCCAGTAGGCCAGCACGTTGCGCGAGTTGCCGCGGAACTCGACGATGGACTTCTGGTCGGCCATCTTGCCTTCGTGGCGATTGGCGTGACGCAGCTGATCGACGCGGATGACCTGGTCGAAGGTCTGCATCGCTTCCTCGTTGCCCTCCAGCGTGCGGTCACCCGCCACGCCGTCACCCTGCAGATCGGCCAGCAGCGTGATCACGGCGCGTGCGCCCTTCTCGGAACGCTTCAGCTCGGTGATGTGCTGGATCAGGGAATCCGGACCGTTCCCCATGAAACGGCTGATGAACGACTGGTTGCGGGCGTTCTTCCACAGATCCATCGACCAGATGGTTTTCTGCTCGTTGGTCAGAAGCCCGAAGTTGGTGTTTGCCATTTGGCAACTCCTTCGAAGTTGGAAAAAAGATTGCTACCCTTTTTGCCGAATCTCGCTTCGCGCCTGCGGAGTGGAGGTGCTTTCGTGACCTGCCTTGAACCGATAGTCGAAATGTATCAGAAATCCAACTTGGATGTTAGATTTTGGGCTGAACTGGATGCGCAAGGAATCTCGTGACGACCGGGGCCACCCAGATCGCACCGTAGCCCGCGAAATAGCCTTCGGTGAGCTGGCCGTCGATGGTGAGGCGGATCATGATCCACGTGGTCGCAGCGAACGAGCCCATGAAGACGACTGCGGCCTTGGAGACCTTACCGTTCTCCATGATGAGGTCGAACAAGTCAAAGTCGAACGACGGGTTGCGGTGCGCCCGGTAGAAGCTCAGCACGATGAACAGCGTGCCGATGATGAGGATTCCGTCGCTGATCTTCATGTCCATGTCTCCTGGAGTTCGCCCCAGACCCAGCGCATGGGGAAATAGACCATCGAGAAGCTGCCGAGGACGCCGATCATCACGATCAGGAAGACACCCTCCAGCACGGTCTCGATGCTGATCACGCAGCGGAAGATGAACCGCTTCGCAGGCGTCTGCCCAGGGCGATCGATGATCTCCTGCAAGTTGAAGCGCCAGCACGCCGCCAGGATGTTGACCACATACCAGAACGGTCCGCGCACGGCGCGCCAGAGCTTCACGGGTAGTTTTTGTCTGCTTTGTCCTCGCGCTTCCGCTTGAGGTACAACTCCCGCTCTTCGCGGTACCACTGCAGGGAGAAATGCAGGATCTGGATGCTCACCCACAGAAACGTGATCCACGCGACCGGACCCAGCTGAGTCAGCGCGTAAAGCATGGTCCCGATGGCCCCCGGGATGGTGCGGACGACAAAATTGTGGAGGTCATCGAGCTTCATGGCCGCTTTCTTTCGGTCAGGTTACGTGGGTGTTTGAGCTGCGGCCTGCCCCTTCTGGTAAGGCATCCATTCGCAGTAGCTCTGCGTCGGCTGGTACGTTTCGTCACCCTGCATCAGCAGGGTGTTGGGGCGGAGGTGGGTGTTGCCCGCGTGGTCGAGCACCACGAGGTTGACGCAGCGGTCGTGATGCACATAGACGATGGTGGCGTCCATGGGCTGGGTCAGGTTGTTGCGCGTCAGGGAATCGAGCGGGTTCGGGCGGTACCAGACCTTGCGGCCGACGGTGGGGGTGATCATGCGAGTTTCTCCTTGAGGGCGTAGCCCATGAGAGGCCACATCTTGTTGATCGCGTTGGCGCGGGCGATCTTGCGGCCCAGTTCAGCGTCGAAGTTCTCCGGGCTGGCGCAGGCCGACTCGCCGGTGACGGTGAAGCCGTTGCGCAGGACCAGGACACAGAAGGTAAGGAGGTCCAGCGGTCCGACGGCGCGTGGCGGTACGAAGTCAACGCCCTCCAAGGGAGGCATTCCAGCCGCCGCGGCCGCAATGAAGTAGTGCGTGCTTTCAATGTTCGCCTCGATGTCGGCCGGCGTGATGCGCGGGGCGGTCAGGCCCTTGGCGACGATCTCTTGTTCGATGGCATCGTCATCGGAGCGGGGTGAAGTGATGTTGTGCATGATGGGGTTCAGAAAGGCATGAGGGCGTGCACGACGGCACGGAAGATGAAGTCCTTGGCCTGCTGCTCGCGCGGGAGCTGGTCGAACGGGACGAGGCAGGGGTGCTGCTTGAGCGCCGGGTCTTTCACCGGGCCGTAGACCCACCCTTCGGCGACCTTCTGGGCCATCCACGACTTGTGGCTGGCCTCGGGGCCTGCGTTCGGATCGACGACGTGCAGGTTCACGCCCAGCAGCGCGGAGTCCTTCTGCCACTGAGGCGCGTCTTCCCAGGCAGGCTGACTCATGTCGCCCAGGGCCTGGCAATAGGCACGGTTGACCTCGTGGCAGGCACGAGCGATGTCGGTAGGTGTGAGCATCACAGGATGTCTCCCCGCGCACGGGCCAGATCGGCCTCGTTGAGCTTGACGAACTCGCTGTAGGGCAGCTTCATGATCGCCTTGGCGTCCAACGGCCCGCCACCCGCCTTGTCGCTGTCCTTGCCAGCGTCCTTCGTGTTCGGCGGCGAGCCGGCCACTGCCTTCGCAGTTGCCTTGCGCTCAGCAGCCGTGCGCTCGGCGGCGAGTTCCTCGACGGTCTTCTGGACGTCATCGGCGTCCACACGCGGCTTCACGTCGACCGCCTCGCGCTGCTTCGCGGTCTTCGGATCGCCCAGCAGGAACTTCACGGCGTCCTGCAGCGCCGCAGACGGCGTCATACCATCGGCCTGGTTGGCGCGGAAGAGCTTCAGCACGCGCTTCATCTTCCCCTCGTCGAACGCCTCGTTGTCCTGATCCAGCTCGGGGTAGGCACCCTCGATACGGGCCAGGGTCACGTCGTAGCGGGCCTGTTCAGTGGCAACCGCCACCGCGGACTGCACCTTCGCGTCGGCCTTGGCGTCCGTGATCTCGCGCTCGATCTTGCGGAGTTCCGCCATGACCGCGGTGGCGTCCTTCACCTTCCCGTCGGCCAGCAGCTCGGCGTACTTGCCCTCCAGCTCCAGCACCTTCGTCTCTTTGGCCGTGATCTCCTTGCCGAGATCCGCCACGACCGCGCCGTTCTGGAACTGCGCGAGCTTGCGTTCGGCGGCTTCACGTGCGGCGCGCTCGTTGTTCAGGATCTCCTTGTGGCGTGACAGCGGGATACGGGTGTCCTTGGGCTTGTCGTCGCCCTTCTTGTCGTCGCCGTCCTTCTTGTCGTCGGATGCCTTGCCCTCGATGTCTTTCTGCAGCGCGTCGGCCGCGGCCTTTGCCTCGGCGTCATCGTCATCGCCAGTCGGGACGAAGTTGTCGCCGCGGTCTTCGGCCCCGGAGCCGGTGTCTCCGGGTTCGGGGGCCATGAGGCGGAATTTGTACGTGCGGTGTGCCATGGGTTCTCCTTGGGGTTGATGAAATCAGACCTTCGGAGCCGCGGTGCGGCTCTGAGCTGCCTGTGCTGCCTGCTGTACTGCCTGGTTGCGCGCATCGATGCGCTTCTGTTCGAGGTCTCGGGCCTGAAGCGCGAGTTTGTCGTCCGTCTCACGGCGCTTGCGGGCCTGTTCCATCAGGTCCATGCGCTCCTTGTGAGCCAGCTCGCGCTCTGCCATGTCCATCTCGTGGGCCTTCTGGGCGCGGTCCATCTCCGACTCAGCCTCGCCGGCCGCGTCGGGCTCTTCGATGGGCGTGTTCGCCAGCACCTGGGTCTCGACGACCGTTTTCTGGGCCTTGGCCTGCTTCAGCCCGGCGTCTGCGCCCTTCGAAGCGGCTTCGGCCTCGACCTTCGCCACTTCCGCGGCCTGGCCGCGCTGGGCGAGCTCTGCAGCGGCTCGGGCCTCGGGGGAGGACTTGTCGCCCTCCATCTGCTTGATGATGTCCTTCTTGTTGAGCAGACGGCTGGAGTCGATGATCACCGAGTCCGGAATCATCACGCCCATCTCGCGCATCGCCACCGCCTGGTCGAACTGGCTGTCCTCCAGCGTCTCGCGCATCGGCACGGACGTGACCACGACGCCGTACTCACCGACGGTCAGGTCGTTGATGACCTCCATCGGGTCCTCCGGGTTCACCTGATTCACCGTGAACGACTCGGTCTCCTGCGTCGCGTTGTCGTGGGTGATCGTGATGATCCGCTCGGCGGTGTAGAAGCCCTGGATCAAGTCCAGCCCGTTGCGGGCGATGATGAAGTCCGTACGGGCGAGGTTATCCAGCGGCTTCACGAGGTTCGTGGAGCCCGACTTCTTCTTCTCCTGAATCGCCTTGGCCGCCACGTCCTCGCGGTCGAAGCCCTGCATGGAGTCCGACACGCCGGAGATCGTCTTGATGTGCTCTTCGGCCTTGTACGACACGCGGTCCAGGCCGGTGGGCACGGGGTTCGGCGCGATCTTCTCGGCCGCGTCCATGTCCGTCAGCTCCAGCACGAGGCCGGTCTGCGCGCCCTTCTCTTCCAGCTCAGCCGGCGTCATGCCGATCAGGCCACCGGCCTTGATCTTCCAGCCGCTGTTCGCGGTCGTGTTGATCACGTGCAGCTCCTGGCTGCTGACCTTGTTGAGCAGCTCCTGGCTACCCAGCAAGTTCTCGACCAGGCCGATGGTGTTGCCGTGGCGGAAGTACGGGAAGTACGGGATCACCGTGAAGTGCTTGTACGGGCTCCAGTCGTCGTGCAGCACGACGTTGTCGGCCATCACGAGCCACTTGATGCGCCGCACGAGCTTCGGTACAACCACGAAGCCATACTTCTCGACGAACCACGCGATGCGGTCGCGGCCAAACTCAGCCGGGATGGGGCGCATGTCGCCGGTCTCCGGGCTCAGGAAGTGCTTCTGGTTGTGCAGCTCGCGGTACTGGCGCTCAATCACGCGGATGTTGCGCATGACGTTCGACTCGTCACCGTAGTTCCCGGAATAGTGGCCCAGCAGGTTCTCGCCGAACCGACCGCGGTTCGCATCGATCGAATCGTAGCCATACGGGAACGAGCTGCCCGGTGAGTGGCGCAGGATGTCGGCGTCCGCTTTCGAGTACATGACCTCGATGTCGTCGGCGGTCATCCACTTCGTTGTGAACACCTCGCCCCACGTGTCGGGGTCGTATTCCTCGGCGTCCGGGTCGGGGATCACGTTGCGCGGGTTGAGCGTCGTGATAACGATCTCGCCCCGGTTCGAGTCGTCATAGCCCAGCCGCATGTCGAGGTAGCCGCGGCTCGTGATGATGCCGTCGGCGAACATATCGCTGCGCTTCCAGTTGAGCTGGTTGTTGTCGCTCACCTGCTTAAACACCTTGGTGAGCACGGTCGCCGTGTTCTGGGGAGCGCCGGAGCGGGGCTGGAACGAAATTTCACTGCGGTTGTAAATCTGCTCGCCCATGACGTTCGCCATCGTGCTGATGATCTTGTTGATCGTCAGCGCCGGGCGGCGCACAGCCTTGAGCTTGGCCAGGTCTTCGGCTTCCCACTGGTCACCGGCAAAGAACCGCTCACATTTGTCGGCCTTCTCGACGTACTTCAGGTGCCCGTTGTCACGCGCGTATGTGTAGCGGCACCATGTCTTGTAGGTGAGCGAGTCATTGGCCGGCATGGTGTTCCCCTACGCGGTCATGTGCGAGCCGAGCCCGCTGAGCGACAGCTTGTCTTTCCACGACTTTTCCTTTTTCGGAAGCGGTTTGCGGGGCGGCTCACGCCCGATTGCGAGCTGCGTCATCCAAGCCGCGCTGTCCACCTGATCGTCGTGCGCTGCAGCCGGGAAGCGCAGCATTTCGGTCTGCATCGACTCGAACCATGCAGCCTCAGAGTTGAAAGACACCATCCCCTGCTGCATCCGACCCTGGAGCGGACGAGCCCGCGCCAGCTTGTCGGAGATCGGCTTCAAGACCGTGATGCTCGGGTACATGCGGCGCTCTCTCATCCGTTTCTTAAGTAGAGCTTCGATTGCGCGCCAAATCTGACCGTCTTCGAAGCCCAGCAATAGGCCAGGACTATACCACCGGGCGACTTGATTGAGGATGGCTTCTACGATATAGAAGGCATCCGCCGACTTGAAGCGCACCACTTCGGCCACGTGCAGCACGTCGTCCCAGTCCTGCAGCCCGACCGTACCGACCGTGTAGTCGTTCTGCTTCTTCTCGCTGATGGCAAAGTCCCAGGCGATGAACACGTTGGCGTCCTTGACTGCCGGGATCGGCCCGCGCTTGAAGTGCTCCTTCAGGAAGAAGTCACCATCGTCGGGCACCGGGTTCTGCTGGTACAGGGCGCTCCAGAACCGCGGCTGGATGGTGCGCTTGATGCGGTTGAGCTTCTGGATGTCGTACCGCTCAGGGTGCAGGGCCTCGCCCTTGAGGCGAAGCAGCTTGCCGTTCGTCGGCGGGGTGCCCAGCGCGATCAGGTCCGTGTCGAGGTCGAGGTACTCATCGTCCTCCGCAATCGCCGGGTACTTCACGACGACGAACTGGTCGGCTTCCTCGTCAGAGGCCATCGCCGTCTGCAGCCGGCCGGCCAGGTCGTCGTCGTGCCACCACGTCTGCACAATCAGCACGCCGCCGCCCGGTGCAAGCCGGGTGTAGGCGGTCGAGTCGTACCAGTCTTTGAGCTTCTCGCGGATGTCGGCGGAATCCGCCTCTTCGGCGTTCTTCAGCGGGTCGTCGATCGTCAGGACGTGCGCGCCCTTGCCGGTGATACCGCCGCCCACACCCGCTGCGACGTAGCCGCCGCGCGCATTGTTGATGCCCCACTCTTCCGCGCCCTGGAAGTTCGGGTTCAGGCGGGCCTCGAACACGTTCTGGTAGGCCGGATCTTCCAGCACCTCCTTCACCTTGCGGCTGAAGGACATGGCGAGGCCCACGTTGTACGAGCAGGCGATGATCTCGTGGTCAGGGTTGCGCCCGATGTGCCAAGCAGGGAACATGCGGCTGGCGATCTCAGACTTCCCATGCCGCGGGGGCATGAGCAGCATGAGCCGGGGGCTCAAGCCGTTCGTTACGTCCTGGCTGAACTTCTCCAGGCGGCGGCAGATGTCCTCATGCACCCACCCGGCCAGGTACCGGGGGTTGATGCGCTGGATGAAGGGGAGCAGGCGACGGCGGGACAAGAGTCGCGAGGCCAATTCGACTTCCGCTTGGGTCGGCGGCGTTGGCGGCAGTGACGGCGCGGAGAAGGCGGGCGAAGCCGTCGAGATCGGTGCGGGCGTCGTACTCTTCGATCCACGCACGGGTGAACTTTTCCGGGCGGCCGAGCGCACGGATGTTGCGGATCGCCCGGTTGCGGACGTTTTCGAGCGGCTCACCAAGGAGCCGCGCTTTGAGGTCTTCGTACTCGTAGCCATCAGCCGCGATCAGACTCACTGCTCGACCCCTTCGTGATCAGATCCAGCAGCTCTGCGTCGCTCAGGCTGTTCAGCCGCTGGTGAACGACGTTGCCTGACACGTCGAGCTTGACCCGGGTCTCCACAGGGGCGTAGTAGCCGCACATCTTCCCCACCTCGCGGGCTGCGGCCACCATCGTTGAGGGCTCAGCCATCAGCTTCGCCATCTCGTAGCTCTCCAGCAGCATGTCCATGACCTTCTTGCGGCTCATGTCGCTGACCTGTTCGTACTTCAGCTTGTACTCGTTGTACAGCCGCAGCACGTTGGGCATGCGGACCATGCGGTAGGCGATGGTAGCACCGTCGTTGTAGCCCGCCTGGGCGCTCGCACTGGAAATCGAGTTGCCCTCGGCCCAGAACTTCACGAACAGCTTCTGCTTCTCGGTGAGGGGCTTGTCAGGGTCGACGGACTCAGCGCCTTCGTTCGTCGAGGTGTCTTTGTACTGACGCGCGACAGCGATGCCTTTCTTGCTTCCTTTGGTGTTGGACTTCGGCTTCGGCGTGGTGTCTTCCCGTTTCCTGGAGATCAGGATCGACTCGGGGCGAGTTGAGCGGGCGGTCATGGGGCAGTATTCTAATTTGGATCTTAGAAAAAAGTGCCGAGAAAAATTTTGCGGAATTTTTTGAGATTCGGTTTCGTGGGCCCCTCCCCGGGTGCCGACCTCCGAAGCACCCCACTTCGGATTTGCTCGGCCTCCCGGGGATAAGGAGTCTCTTTCGGGCGTCACGCGCGCGGTACGCACCACGTACCTCGCAGCGCGTCACACACGAAACGAGGCGCGGAGTACCGCGCCTTGTCATCCCATCTCCTTTGTCATCAACCAACAGGAGTACGACATGCGCTTCCTCAGCATCACCCTCGCAGTGCTCATGTACTGCATCGCCATCACCAGCGCGCTGCTTGTCCTCGACAACGTAGCGCATGCGTGGGGCTACATCCTGCACTCCTTGTGCTCGCACTTCGGGTGCTCTTGAGCACACCACTAAGCCGATGAGTACATCGGCTCTTCATCCCATCTCATCTGCCATCAACCAACAGGAGTACATCATGGCCCGTCCCACCATCGCATCCCTCACCGCAGAGCGTGACGCTCTCAACGCCCAGCTCATCGAGCAGGGCAAGCAGCTCGACGCACTGCGTCTGCGTCTGTCCATCGCCGAGCGCAACAACGCTCCGGCACCGCGTCAGCTGCCGCTGGGCTTCCAGAAGGCACGCGAACTGGCTATGCGCACCGGCACCAGCGTTCGGGTGACAACGGTATGAGCAACGCAGCACACGCACTCACCCTCGTGCGCACTGCTGCACTCGCTGCAGCAGTCGAGGCCGTGACCGAACTCGCCAAGAGCGATGCGCTCAAGGCACTCGAACCCAAAGAGATCGCCGCGGTGCTCGAAACCGCACATGGCGAGATCGCACGTATCGCAGGAGGTCAGCGATGAAAGGCAATCACGAGCATTACTCGACTGGCCCGTTCAGTCGGGTCTGGTTTGTCTACGACAACGAGGGCAAGCTCGATACGTTCACGTATCGGCATCATGCCCTGCAACCCAGCGGCACGCTGGTCAACACCATCAGCAACCTCGCACCTGGCGTGCCGTTCCACGAAGTCTTCGTGCGAACCAGCCTGGTGCGCAACCCAACTGCGCGGAGCATGCCGTCGTGAAAGACGCAGCCTACGCGCTCATCACGCTCGTGGCTTTCGCAGCCATCGGCGTGATCCTCGCATGGCGTGGCTAAGGCGCGGAGTACCGCGCCTTGTCATCCCATCTCTTGTGTCATTAACTCTTTATAGGAGATGCCTATGCAACTCACTGTTGTTGCACGCGAGCTTGTGGTCGTTGACTACAAGGTTCTCGTTGAGATGACCGATGGCTCGCTTGTCGAGCTGTCCTGCCCTTGGGGCTGCCCCAAGGAGAGCGACATCAACCACTACTGGAGTGGTTGGCGCAACAGGACTAAGGAGCAGCTCATCGAGCTTGCTCGCCACCATAACGCCGACAAGCGGATTGGTGCCAACTACGCGCTGCACATGGACAAGGTTCGACGCCTTGGACATGACTACGCATCACGCGGCTACTGATCGCTACCCACTGGGCACTCTGTGCTCAGTACGAAGCGTTCAGTGCAGGACAACAAACTCCTGCACACCTTCAGCTCGTCCGCACGGCGAGCGATAAACAAACGTGTCGCATTACCCGCCGCCAATGCACAGGGGCTGCGTGACTGCGTCAACGTCACGGGACACAGGTTGGGTCTGATGTCTGCGAATAAGTCGGTGCGACCCATAGCACGCCGGAACCGTAACCGGCACTTCAACCTCAACTCTCAAGGACAACACATCATGGTCACACGCACGAAACTCAACGCCAAGCCCACCGTCACCGCAGCGCCGGAGACCCCGCGCGAGGAATCCAGCTTCATGCGCTACGTGTTCGACAGGTTCGAACGCAGTGGCGCGCCCGAGGTCAGCATCGGCCGCACCACGGCAGCGCTCATCATCGGGCTCACCGCTGGCGGTGTGGCTGCGTATCTGGGCATCCAGCTCGTCAGCTACCTCGCGATCGGCTGCGCTCTGCTCACCGGCTCCGAGTTCCTCGTGTTTATGGTGACGTTCGTCGGCATTGCGCTCGCAATGATCGGCAGCATCGTCCTCACCGGGAAAGTCCAGGCTTACATTCTGGACGGCGGCATCGACCGCACCTACAACAAGGTGCGCGAGTTCTTCGCACGCAAGATCACGGTGGCAGCATGATCGAGATGGGCCTTGTCGTAGCACTCGGCCTCTTGGTCACGCTGGCCAAGTTGCCGTGGAAATGGAAGCTCCGGCTTGTGTCTAACCCCGTTGTCGTTGACGTTACAGTCTTTGTCGCGTTAACGACAATCCACTGGGGTACCTTCTCTGGGGTCATGGTCGCAACAGTCGGTGCATTGTTCTGCTCGATTGTGCTCTCCATCGCTCGGCGCGTCGTCGGCCACATCGACGGCAATACGTACAAAGCTGGCTGGATCGACGTGTCCGACAAGCTCTGACGCTATCAACTCAGGAGCACTCACATGATCAAACTCACAGCGACTGGTCCTTACACCGCCAAGGATCAGCGCAAAGCCAACCTCGCCACGAAGTTCATCGGTCGTGGCGCACCTGGTTCGTCCACTGCCCAGTACGCTCGCGACTTTGGGCATCTCGCCAACTGCGGCCAATATGTCGAAACCGACGTTGTGTTCATCAGCACCAACGGCAATCGACCGAACCGTATCACGCCTGATTGGGACGAAATCTGGAAAGCAGTGCGTGCGCATTGCACTATCGTCATCGATGCACCGCACGACCGCATGCGTCAGTACAACATCGGCGAACGTGAAGTTGCGGCAGCACTGCACAACTCGAACTACACCGAACCCAACAGTGATGGTATTTTCGTGTCCACCTACAAGGCTTGATCCTATGGGCTACGACCACACATTCGCAGATTCCACAGCCCGTTAGGCCATCGTGCCTCACGGGCTTTTTGCATTGCAAAGGAAACACATGAGCATTCGCAAACACTACGGTCGCACGCTCTACACACCTCCACCCAAGTACGGTGAACGCTGGACGAATGTCCACGAACCGGAACCCATTCAACTGGAAGCAATTCCGGATGAACGCAGTGACGTCTTCGAGGCCGTCGCTGTTGTTGAAGACCTCAGCCTCGAATACCACAACCTCAACCTCAACGGAAAGTACATCATGAACCACATCGAACCCACCAACCAGCCCACCGCACTCGCCACCGCCATCGTCGAGGCCGGCATCATCGACCGGATCTCCCACGGCCACGCCTACTTCGATCCTCTCGACACGCTCGAAGACAAGCTCGGCGCGCACAACGTCATCTACAGCCGCACGCTGAACTTCATGGCCTGGATGATCGACAACATGACCATCAACCAGGCGCGCACCGTCCTGTACAGCCGCTACAAGGAAGCCGAGATCGAGGCCGCTCCGGGTGCGTTCGACAACTTCTGCCAACAGGTCGCCGAAGACCTCCAGCACGAGTCGCTCTATCAGGGCGAAGACTCCCACGAGCGCACGCTGGGCCTGCTGCTCGCACTGCGCAACCAGTGGCACGACGCTGCCCAGTCGGCGTTCGCACGTGACGACAAGGATTACAACCCTCCGTCGTTGCGCGAGCTCATGCTCAACGAGAAGGCACGTATCGCCAACGTGGGCGTGCGCAACAACTACCAGCGTATGGCACACGACGAAGCCCACCTCGGCTACACCATCGGCAAGGAGAAGGCCATCGCTGTTGATCCCGTCAACGGTGCCACCAAGTTCGACGACGAGGTCAAGGCCAAGATCGACAGGCTGTACAAGGCGTACCTCGAAGCCGACAGCATCGCATCGCTGCAGCGTGCCGAGAACAACAAGAAGCTGATCCCCACGCTGCTGGAGATCCTGCGCACTGCCTCCAAGTATTCGGAGCACGACGCTCGCTTCGACCATCTGCCGGCACGGGTGCAGCGCATGATCACCGAGCAGTGCATCAACGCAGTCAACCGCAGCAAGATGGATGTCGCGTCCCGCCTGGCACGCCAGCCCATCGAGTTCGGCCGCGTGTCCGAGGCAGCACTCGACACAACCGAGGCGCTCAGCTTGATGATCAAGACCAAGTACAGCGACGTGGGTGAGCTGGAGTACGCGGGCATGCCGGCAAGCGTGGACAACTTCAACCGCGAGCAGAAGCGCAAGGCGGCTGCACGCATCGACTGATGACAACGACGCGGGGCTTCGGCTCCGCGTCGTCATCCAAAGGGCTCCGCGGGCCTGGGCCCAGACGGACTGGTCTTATATAAGACATAAGACCTACTTACATAATTTTTTTCGTACCCCCTATACACCAATTTTTTTATATACCTAATTCTTACTCTTACTCTTCACTTTTTATAGAGTGTAATGTAAGAGTGTAATAAGGTATATAAATCAAGGACTTAGGTCATTACGACCCCATTACGTCCTACGATCCTGAATGGCACATTCTTAGCTCTAAAATGGATCTCACCATCCCAGCATCACCTTTGCTATCAATTTGATAGCAAGCGTGTGCCTAATTTTTAAGCAGGGCCTACATGAAGTTCACTTTCCTCAGTGCCTCGATGGCACTCACCAAGACCTACACCAAGACTGCTGCAGGCATCGAGAAAACTGCCTACCCTCATGCCTACGAATTCACTTCGATCGAAGAAAACCCCAAGACATTGAACGATCTGCTGGTCGTTCTCCAGGCCCACGCTGCCAAGGGCCACTGTCTCCTGAAGGGGAACGTCCAGGCCCCTCTGATCTCCGAATCACGTGCAGGCAGCACACTCACCCAGGACACCACGGAGTGGATTTGCCTGGACCTTGACGGACTGCCTGGTGTTGCGACCGTCGAAGACTTCATGCACCTGATCAATCTGGGCAACGTGTCCTACATCGTACAGTGGTCCGCCTCTTACGGGATCTTCAACAACCATCTGCGTTGCCACATCTACGTCCTGCTCGACAAGGCTGTTCCGGCACCCCTCATCAAGCAGTGGCTCATCCATCTCAACCACACTGTCACCCAGCTGCGGGATGCCCAGGCGCTCACGAAGACCGGTAATGCCATCCTCTGGCCTCTGGATATCACGGCCAGCCAGAACGACAAGCTGATCTACATCGCGCCTCCGATCCTCAAGGGTGTCAAGAACCCTCTGGGCAAGACTCCTCGCATCTCCCTGGTCAAGAAGACCAATGCCAAGTTCACTTTCCCTGGCGCCATCGCCACCACGGCCAACCGTGCCTTGACGGACAAGCGCATCGGCGAGCTGCGCGCAGCAGCTGGCCTGCCCGCACGCAAGCTCAACTACAAGGTCGTCAGCGGCACCGAGGTGTTGGTCAAGCCTGACTCGTGCGACGTCACCGAGATGAAGCAGGAGCGCGGTTTCGTCTACTTCAACATCAACGGCGGTGACTCGTGGGCGTACTACCATCCCGAGAACAATCCGGACTACATCCACAACTTCAAGGGTGAGCCGGTCTATCTCACCAAGGAACTGCTGCCCGATTACTGGGCTTCCCTGCAGCAGAGCGGCCATCGCGTCGATTCCTCCGGCCTCACCTACCTGGCGTTCTGCGACCGCAAGACTGGGCTGTACTGGAAGGGCAGCTACGACACCAAGAACGACATCCTCGACATCACGGTCGCCAAGTCCCTGGTGATCCTGCAGCACTTCGCCAAGCAGTACGGCCTGGTCATTGGCGACTTCGTGCCTGAGTGGGACATGCACTTCGACCCCCATGACTCCGTGCGTGTGGACTTCGACAACCGCACCATCAATACATTCCAGCTCACCGAGTACATGAAGGCTGTGGCCAAGCCGGTGAAGATTTGCCCGCCGACGATTCTCAAGGTCATCCACCATGCTCTGGGCGGTGATGCGGACATCACCGAACACTTCATGAACTGGGTGGCATTCATCCTCCAGAAACGCACGCGCACACTCACCTCCTGGGTGCTGCATGGCACCGAAGGCACGGGCAAGGGCATCTTGATGAACACCATCCTGCGTCCCTTGTTCGGCATGTCCCAGACCACCGTGCAGCGCATGGAGCAGTTCAAGCAGCCCTACAACGACTATCTCAAGCAGTGCTTCCTCGTCTTCATCGACGAGGTCCAGACCTCCCAGTTGCTCGATGAGCAGGGTGTTGCAGCCAACATCCGCAACTACATCTCGGAGCCGACGATCACGATCCGTCATATGTACGCCACACCCACGGAGTACCCCAACTTCACGAACTGGATCTTCTTCAGCAACAAGCCCGACCCGGTGCAGGTGCCGCGTGGAGACCGCCGCACCAACGTCGCCAAGTACCAGCCCAACAAGTTCTACCCTACGGACAAGGACCTGACGCGCTGGGCTACCGACAAGGCGAAGATCGAACGTGAGCTGCAGGCATTCCATGACTACCTGCTGCACTTCCAGGTCGACGAGGGCGCAGCCGGCACGGTCATCCAGACCGAGGACCGCGAGACGCTGATCTCGATCTCCGAGAACGCCATCGACACAGTTGCGAACGCACTGATCGAGGGCTCGATGGAATTCTTCATCGACCAGCTGCCGACCAACTCGTCCAAGTACCTGAACAACCTGCAGCAGAAGCGCCTGGACGACTACAAGGACGTGCTGTTCCACATTCTCACGCGCACCGATGCGCTCACCGGCCGCGTGAACATCCCGCGTGACGAGCTGCGTGATCTGTTCGAGTACACGATCGGCAAGATGCCGGAGTCGCCGAACAAGTTCACCGCGCTGCTGAAGCACCACCGCATCTACACGAAGCGTGTCTGGAGCGGCGAGAAGACGGTGCACGGGATCTCCACGACGTTCAAGGACGTGCAGAAATTCGACGCTTACCTCACCGCACACTTCAAGCCGAAGCCCAATGTCGTCGCCAAACCCAAAGCCAGAACTCAATGACTACGTCGTGGTGCATCTACCGGTTGGCCTGTCTCGGTGCCAGATCAACGACGTGCGCTGCGCTGGCATAACAGACGACGTTCAGCTCCCGTTCGCTTCGGATATATGCAAGGCACTCCGTCAAGCTCACGTTCGAAAACTTCCGCTGTGTCGGGTTTGATAACACTGAGCTGTGCACAAAGCTCGCAGGGCCTTTGGTTGTCGGAACTAAGCTGAACTGTTACCGCTCAATCTTCCTGGCTCCTGAAAAAGTTGAAGCCGCCGCTCTCACCGTAATCACCGCCCGTCTCAAATGCTAACCAACTTTGACTCTTTCGAAGAACTTCGAGCCAAGATGGTGGCTATTCAATCAGATAAGTGTACTCGCGACTACATTGACTGCGCATTCCTTGCAGAACGCGGGGCCGGCTGCTTGTTATGGATCGGTGGAGAACCGACCTCAACCGCCGTGAAGTGCCATAACGTCATGTACTTCACGAAAGAAAACGCAGAGAAACACGCTCTGAAAATCATCACATGGCGACTAAAAGATTCGTGAGAGTTCAATTACCCGAGGATGCTCCTGGCGGGTGTGAGTATGACGATGTAAAGTGCTCTATGAACTCGGCTACTGGGTGTCGGGCAGTTAGTAACCCACAAGTCCCAGACTGCGCACGCTCTCTGATTTTCGATCAGGTCGATTTCGAAAAACATCAACTGAAAATCATCACGTGGCGACTGAAGAATTGATCCCTGTCCCTTGGCCGTCAAACACTTGCCGTCTCGGTGGTGTTATGTGCGGGTATCACGGAGACGTTACTGCAAACCGTCGAGTATGCAGTCATCCAGAAGCCAAAACGTCCTTCGCCTTCTGCCGCAACCTGATCTTCGTCCCACCTGATCAAGTCGAACGAGTAACCCTCATCGCCATTACCCACAGGATCAAGTCATGAAACAGACTCCCAAATCCTGCGGCTGCGCACAGTGCCGCCGCGGCAAGGCATCTGAAGCCGGCCACGTCATCCGCAAGAAGGAAGAACGTGCCTTCCGCCACCAAGCGAAGGCCGACCTCAAGAAAGGTCGCGAGGACATCCCCGCCGCTCCACACGGCACATACACGGATTGACCCATGAAAACTCCCACGTTCAAACAGGTACTCATTGAGGTGCGCGAGCGAATCGCATCAGGCCGTTACTCGAAAATCTGCTATGCGATCGATTCCGTCATGGCATCTTATTGGTTCGACGCATCATCCAAGAGATCGCGGAAGCTCAGGAGGTTGACGCTCAAATACCGAGGCCGTGTGATGCGCCGACTCGACTTCGCTGCCTCGTATGAGCAGTGGGTATGTATCCATCATCCGGACGACTATCGCCGCATGACCACCGACGACTTCCGCGCAGGCCGGCTGCAGTGGATCGACTACATGATCTCCAAGGAGAAGAAATGAAGGTGAAGGTCTCCGAAGCCACCGGCCCGGTGTTGGATTGGATGGTGGCGAAAGCTGCAGGACTCAATCCTTTCTCTTTCACGGAGAAAGATGTAGGGCAGCAACGATCTTTGTCGAAGTGGGTCGGAATCAACGTGTCGCCCGCTGGGCATGACGTGTACTGCCCTTCCGAGGACTGGTCCCAAGGCGGGCCGATCATCGAGCGGGAGGAGATCGCTACGCGTCCTACCAGGTTTGGTTGGGAAGCCGTGACGGAACAGAGTGACTACTACTCTGTTTGCCGGTTGTTTGGCCCCACCGCGCTCATCGCAGCCATGCGCTGCTACGTGGCGAGCAAGCTGGGTGACGAGGTGGATGTGCCGAATGAAATTGTTTGACCCCGTGCCCTGCACCAACTGCGGCACAGTTGTAGATTCCTCGCAATGGTGGGGCCTGAGCAATTACTACGGCATCAGTGGGCGTTTCTGCAGCGCCTGCTATGACCTCGTCAGTCATGACTCTTACGGTAACCCGCGCTACCCAGAAGCGTACGAAAAGATCTTCGTCGCACAACGGATCACCAAGCGGCTCAAGCCATGACATACCGAATCATCGAAGGTGAGCTGTACCACGCAGTCAAGTCTGATTGGTGCTCAATCGAAGATTTGCCTTGCGTGTTCCATCTTCCCGATGGGAAAGGCTGCTCCATGAACTCGGCACGCGACAGTTTGCGACGCCCTTGCACCGAGCGCAACGAGTCAGTCCTATTCTTCGACGATGCCAAGTACCTCGAATATCTGTCGAAGCAGCTCAAGCCATGACGTACCGAATCATTGAAGGTGAGCTGTACCACGCAATTCCCTCAGCAGTGTGTTCTGCTGGTATCTGCACTTGTCATTTCAATTTGCAAGACCGTCCATGGTGTGCTTGTCAAACAGTTCCAAACACGTTGCATCGCCCATGCACATCGAATTCCGACTCAGTCGTCTTCTTCACGGACGAAGAGTTTGTGAAGTACCTATCAGGCCGGATTACTGGATAGTTTTTCTTGGCTTGTCGTGTCCAGTAATCTAATTTCTAATTCCGATCTATGATTTCTTTCATCGGTCAGGCAGCAGCAAAAGCCATCGCAGCGCACAGTGATGTCGTGCATGCGGTGATCCGCTACTGCGCTCTCCAAGATCACCGCCGCATTGAGGTTCACGTCAATGAACGTGAAGGCTCTGAAGCCTTGGAGTGGCCCATCATCATCCGCGGCGACCACGGTCAGCGTACCGTGGCCGCCATCCAGAACTACGCCGGCGCAGTCGTCCGGTTTGTTGAATAGGAGCTGTCATGCTGCATCGCTCGGACAAAGCCTGGTGGAAGTTCATTGCCTGGTGCATGGTCATGATCATCTTGCTGATCCTGTACATGGGCGCGACATCGTGAAGGTCGGTGACAAGGTCACGGTCTTCGGGCGCTACCAGGGTGTCGTCAAGAAGATCGACAAGCACGGCATCCAGGTCCGCTGGAAGATCGGCGAAACCGTCTACCTCGCCTATGTTGAAAGGCAATACCTCAAATGAAGTCGCTCAAGGATGAAGGCGTGCCGTTCGGCGCGCGGGTTGTGTTCCGTCTGCAGTATCTTGGGATGCTCTTGGCGATGGCTTGCCTGGTCATGACTCTCCCGGCGATCTCGATCTGGGCAATGATTCACGACTCCGGTGTGCGCTTCTTGATGGCAATCACCGACGTGCTTGAAGGTTGGGCAAAGTCGACCAAGGCTCACCGCGATCATGTGGTTGCCCTCTACGCCGATCGGGGTGAAACATGAGCCGTGAACTGCTACAGCAGGCGCTGGATGCGCTGCGCCAGTGCGAATTCACGTCGCCGCCTGCACAGCGGCCAATCGTGAAGGACGCCATCGCCGCCCTGCGCGAAGCCCTGGCAGCGCCGCAGCCAGAGCCGGTGGCGCTTGAGTCCGTCCACCTGACGCGAGACACGCGGGAAATGTGCGTTGTCCGGGTAAATGGCCGCGTGGCGATCCGCGACAACGGCGACATCATCGATCACATGGCAACGCTCGAATGGTTCGCAGCCCCACCAGCAGCGCCCGCCCCTGCCGCCCCTGTTGTGCCGCTGACGGAGGGTCGCATTACCGCCATAGCGAACGAATTGGCCTTTGGCGGAGGGCATTGCAACGTCTACGAGCTTGCCCGCGCCATCGAAGCCGCCCACGGAATCACAGGAGGCAGCAAATGAGCGTCAGTTACCCAAGCGACTCGCGTCCACATATCCAGATGCGGCACATCGACGGCCCCGTTCTTTGGCTGCGTGACGGCAGGGCTCACTGGCTGACGGTATGGGAGCGCATTGCTGTGCGCTTCGGTTGGCAAGATGCCTACTCGCTGGAGCGCAAGTATTGGGGAGGCAGCCATGAGTAACCCGATCACCCTGCCGAAGTTGCCCCACCCCGTCATGAATGCCATGCTTGGCGATGATTGGGCAGACCTTTTCACCGCCGACCAACTCCGCGCCCGCGACATCGAAGTCGTCCGGCTGGTGCTGGAGGGTGCAAAAGGGGCGCTTGTGCAGGCGTCAATCGAGGCAAAGCGCGGTACCGACCGCGCTGTACTGACCGCCGCCGCAATCATTGTCCGCGCACTGGAGGTACGACACCATGAGTAACGACATCAAGCCCGCTGCATGTGGCTGGTCGCAAGATGGCGACAGCTACAGCGACACATGGGCCACTTCCTGCGGAGGGAGGGAACTCACATGAAGACCAAGAAGTTCACCCTGCACGAACCTGTCCGTCCCCGCCCATCCAGCCCGGTCACACCGCCTGCCGGTTGGCGCAACCGCGAGACCTACGACGGCGCAGAACT